GATAATGTATTAAGTGAATCTGGTTCTAAAAATTTAGCAAATAAACTATCTGGTTATATTAGTTATTTAAACAGGGAGAAAGATGCTTCTCAGTTCTCGCAACCGATTATGATTAATGTTCCAGTATTAATGGCTACCGTGGATAGCAAATTGAGAGAATCGAGATTTTTAAATAAAAAATTTGACGGCATCGATGAAGCCGCCAAAATACAAATAGATGATTTAAAGGAGAAAATCAAAAAAATGAAAGACGACGTTAAAACGGAAAAAATTAATATTTCCATATTAAAAAAAACACTTGATGACACTCCTCCGTCTTGTAGAAATTTACCAACAAATACAGAAAAACAACAGTGTCTTAAAAAATACAAGGACGAACTCGCTGCAACAAAGGAAAAATTAAAACCATTACTTGCTAAAATACGTGAATTACAGGATGAATTAGATAAAATAAAAGACACAGCGGAAACAGTTAAAAAAACTGAGAAACTAAAAAAACTCAGAAACACTCTAATTCAGGAATATATGTTATATAAACGCTGTGGAAACATTCGATATGCCACTCCAGAGAATACCGTTCCCAAATCAAGAAAAAAAGGTATTTCAAAATCTTTAACACATTCAAAAACAAATCAACAAATCACACGAAAATTTAAAAGTATTTAGTAATATATATATATAGTATGGATCCAGAAACCGAAAAGAAAGCTTTTCTCAATACGTTATCTAATGATAATATAGACGGATTCGGAAAGCTAAAGCTAAAACCAGATATTTTTCAGAGTTATTTTATAAATTATATTTTTAAAATGCCTCATGCGCGGACGATGATGACAGATTTTATAACATTACTAAGAAACGAGGGTATTAACAATACTGATGGAAAAAAAAAAAGATATAATAGCCTAGCTACTGAGATTAACAAAGATTGTCGAGATAATTTTTCTAATACAAAGTTGGAAGATCGAATTTGTTTTTGTTGTGGTGAGAAGATTATTACAAATGACAACGGCGACGCGACTGACGTTGCGTGCGACCACGTAGTACCTATAATAACTATGTTAATGACAATAACACCAGGTTCTATAAGCAATAATTTACATTATATACATAAACGTTGCAACGGGCGTAAAAGTAATACGGACATATTTACAATATATAACGAAATAGGGAGAAAAGATGGTATATTTGAATGTAAAAAAAATAACACGCAAATATGTAAAGCGAAATTTATAAGTATTTTAAAAAACTTAAAGTTAAGGGATACCCATGATATTGTGCATCGTGTAGAGGTGCTGCATCGATACCAAGAGGAGATAGCGGCACTTAAGGACCGGTTAGCATATTTTTTAGACGATGCTAAACTAGCCCAAGGTCTTATGCTTCTCGCCAATCCGAAACATATGGCGAGTGTTAAACATGTGACGCAAAAACGAAATTTGCCGGTTACGTCTGCCATACAAAAAGTCGCTGCTAAATCTGCGATACAAAAAAATCATGATAATGTTTATGAAAAATTATACAATACAAATATGAGAACGACGAGAAGACTTAAGAGAGAATCGATGAAAAATGGTACAAATACAGCATCACTAAAACTGTCCGGATCTGCCTCAAGACCAAATAATGTATCAAGATCAAGAACAAGATCAAGATCAAGAGCAAGAACAAGATCAAGATCGAGAGCAAGTTCAAGATCGAGACCAAATTCACGAACAAGTAATGCTAGAATGTTGTTGGATTTGGCAAATCCTGGACCGTAAATATATTGGTTACATGTTCATACCGAATGTAAAAATTTACCAAATACAGAATACATAAAAACAGCAAACAGAGTTACAGCAAAATGGTGTTGAAAGTATATACGATATTGACTTTTCATACTTTTTATATGCAAAAACTTTTAAACTAAATATTATAAAGATATAAAAATTCTTCTATTTTTATATTAAAATGAAAATAAAAGAATTCAATAATGTTAAATTTATATTAGGTGAAACTGCGCAGGAAAATTGGAATATTTTAGATGAAGCAAAAAAAGAAAATGAATATTATATTTGGTTTCATTTAAATAGTTTTCCATCTGGTTATGTTATCATGTATTCTACATTAACCGATTTAACCGATAATGTGAATGAATATTTATTATTTGCTAGTAATTTATGTAAAAATAATACAAAATATAGAAACCTTTATGATATTAAAATTTGTTATTCTATTCTCAAAAAATTGGAAAAAACTAAAAATGTTGGAGAGATTATAGTAAGGGGTAAAAAAAATATTATTAAAATTTAAACATTATTTATGATAATTGGAAATCGTTCTTAGCGGGTTCCCCACTAAATGTCATCTTCTGGTGGCAAGCCATGTGACACCCTTAACTGGCGCAATTCATTCTTAAGGGTCTCCAGTCTTTTCACATGTGTCATATAACTAACTCCATAGAAAATACCCAATGTAAAGATTAAACCCGTTCCGGCAATCATGTGCTGGTACTTGTAGCAAGTATTCATCCACGTATTCACTGATTTCGGTAACCCCCACATCTATATTTCTCGTTTTATGTATAAAATAAAATAAATAAAATAAAAATAATCAATTTTATTTTATTTTATTTTATTCGCAACGACATCGACGAGACTCGAACTCGCGCGTGCAAAAGCACAACAGATTTCAAGTCTGTCCCCTTAACCACTCGGGCACGATGTCATTGTTTTATATCAAAAATAAGTCTCTATATATTTTTTTAATTAAAATATATTTCAATAACTACAATATAAAATATTAAAATATATATATAATATTTCAATAACTACAATATAAAATATTATATATATATTTTAATATTTATATGATATATTAATTGGATTATTAAATATTTACATCGATTTGTATGTCTTTTTGCAATCGGGGTGCTTCATAGCGTCGCCAAAACCAATATTACGAGACTTCTGGAATTTTTTTACGTGCATAATCCATTTGCTTTGACCTTTTTTCTTATTACCTTTTACGGTTATTTTTTTACCAGATTTCTTTGCCGGTTTCTTTGCCGATTTCTTTGCCGATTTCTTTGCCGATTTCTTTACCGATTTCTTTGCCGATTTCTTTGCCGATTTCTTGGTTTGTTTTTTACCAGATTTACGAGGGTGATATTTACCACCCAGAAACGTTTCCACCTCTCTCACACCTGAATCACCGGGTACCCCATCTAACACACTTGAATCATTGGGTACCCCGTCCACCTGAGCGCTCGCCTCCGCCCCACTTACTTCTAGCGTAACACCTATTTTAGGCAGATCGGACCCGTCCCCAACATCGATGCCAAACGAAGAAGCCATATAGTATATATTATATATACTATATTTTAATATATTTAATATAAATTAAAATAAATTTCCTAAATACGTTTTAACCGTATTGTAATGATAACTTAATTATCTACCTATTATACAATGAATTATATATATTTATTGCTACCCATGTTAAGTTTATATTTCATTGAAATATTCTACCCAGTGAAAAAAAACGCGGGTAAAGATTTACCATATCGCCCACCCGGATGGGTTTTCGGGGTAGTCTGGCCTATATTATCAATATTAATAGGTGTATCTTGGAATTTTGCACCTGAATTATCCAAATATTATTTAATTTTAACAGCGTTTATATCGAGTTGGTCTATATTTTATGCAAACAATAGAACATTGGCTTTCTTAAATATCTTAACTTCAATTGGAATAACAATATATTTAATATCAAGTAACTTCAAAAAAATAGCCTCTTATTTATTAATTCCGTTATTGGGATGGCTAATATTTGCATCTTATTTAAGTTATAATTTGATTTGATTAAATTATATTTTTCCCTTTATATTTTAATAAATCAATATTTTCTGAGGTAGTTGGAAATTGTTCAGGGCTGTAATAATCTTGAAGCAAAACCCATTCAAATAAACCACCTAAATACAAATAAACGTTGTCAAATCCCAATTTTCTTAATTGTTCGTATTTTTCTAAAACCCTATTATCTAAACTGTTTTCGCCATAAATTACGATATTAATTGTTTTATCAATCTTAATGTATTTAGTTATCTCTGCAATCTCTTCTTCTATCGACAAGGTGTTTTTAATCAAACAATTTTGGTTATTACTCTCTAATGTATTTATTATTAAAAATTTACTATAAGTATTTTTTTTTACTATATTTTGCATTCCTTCAAAATTTAATTTAAATATACTCTGACTTGCTCCCATTTACAATTATTTAAAAATATAATTTTAATATTAAAATGTGGGATAAATATATAAAATATTAATAATTCATTAATAATATTGATTGGAGAATAATTAAGATTGGGTAGACACTGTATTCGTAAAAGAAGTCGTGATAATTAATATAAATATAATTTTTAGCTCGAAGGGATTAAATTCTTTACATATTTGAACATTTAAAACGCCGATTTATATTTCGTTTAAATATCATATATCTCATATATGATATATAATATATAATATATGATGGAAACATTTACTACATCATATAAAAATGAAGCATATATTATTAATGATTTTAAAAGACGTTCTTATTGGGATATTAATAGTTTAAAACATTAAATTATTCAAAATGTATTGATAGATTTAATAATAGTATTGATACACTGTTAATTCCATAATTTATTTATAAGTCAGCGTTTTAAATGTTCAAATGTGTAAAATAAAAAGGTGTATTTTTTTGAATTTCATAATCTAAAATTTTTTTGAAATTGGACAAATAATAAATGTCCAATTTCAATATTCACAGCAACTCTATAAACTCCAAATAAAACACGATCAAAAAAAAACGATTCCAGACCTATATGCTGTGTAAAACAAAAAACATGCAGTAAAAAAACAGTAAATTTATACAAAATACTATATATTTATACACTTTTCGTTTTTTATAGTCATCATTATTACTGTCGTTTTGATGACCAATTTAATGACTTTTCTCGTTAAATGATTACCGAAAAGATGACTTTTGAATGACTATAAAAACTCAACACTAATATGTATATTCTGAAAATATACTTGAGAAATCATATGTTTATCTTATTTCATCCTATATAATATAAATATGTATAGGATGAAATAAGATAAATATAATATTCTAAGGTTATATATAATAAAAATATGCCAAGGAAAAAGATGGATTATTCTAATACCATTATCTATAAAATTTTTTGTAGAAATCCCAATATAAAAGAAATATATATAGGTCATACTACAAATTTTGTTAATAGAAAATCATCACATAAAACAAGTTGTAAAAATAGTAATGTTTATATATATCGTTATATCAGGGAACATGGTGGATGGGATAATTGGAAAATTTTGATACTTGATGATATTGACTGTAAAAATTATGAAGAGGCAAGAAAAGCAGAACAAAGTTATATAGAACAGTATAACAGTGAATTAAATAGTTCTACTGCATATTGTATTAAAGATGAAGATAATAAACACGAAAAAAAAGAAAACATTGAAAAAAAAGAAAAAGAACATCGTTGCCAGATTTGTTCTTTCACAACGTGTAAAAAAACCGACTACGAGAGACATTTATTGACTGATAAACATAAAAAAAACTTTAAAGATTGCGCCACAATAAAAAATAAGGAATTTATAGACGATAAAAGGTTTATTTGCAAATGTGGAAAAACATACAAATACAAACAAGGGTTATGGGTTCATAGACAAAAATGTCCAGTAGAAGATATATACGCGGGTGAAGAGGAACAATGTATAGAAATAACCGAATATAACAACAAACCTATAATATCACATGAATTAGTATTAGAAATAGTAAAAAAACAAGAAACAAGCGATAAAATTATAAAGGAACAACAAAATCAAATTCAGACACTGTGCGACGCAGTGGTTCAAGCAACAAATACAATTAACCAACTTACTCCACAATTGGGTAACAACAATACACACAATAGTCATAATACAACGACTAATCAATTCAATATCAATGTATTTTTAAACGAACAATGCAAGGATGCTATAAATATGAGCGATTTTATAAAATCGATAGAAGTATCGTTAGAACAATTAGATTTTACTAAGACTAATGGACTAGAAAAAGGAATTAGTAACGTAATAATGGAAAACATGAACAAATTGAGCTTATATGAGAGACCAATACATTGCACAGATGCTAAACGCGAAATCCTTTATATAAAAGATAATAATACTTGGGAAAAAGATAAAGATAAAAAAATGATTAAACAGGCCATAAAAAGGACTTCAAACAAGAATTATACAGCTTTAACAAATTGGACCAAGGCAAATCCAAATTTTATGAAAGACGATGATAAACAAATGTTTTACGCCAAGGCCATATCTAATATGGGTAAGCCCATGGACGGTATAGATGATAAAATAGTAAAAAAATTATGCTGCGAAACAAATGTAAAAGATAATCTATATTTTACACCCCCCGATCATTTAAATGTTTAAATATGCAAATGTTGAAATGTCTAAAATAAATATTTTTTGGTAAAAAACATTAGACCAAGCATAGCATCAGCAAATAATATTATCCATGCATGGGGATTTTTATTAACTGCTAAAATAGAGAATATTCCAAAATTAATGGAATGCACGATTCTATAATTTTGCCACCAAACGACATTACCAAAACGTCCGATTTTAGGTGAATTAAGTATAAATCCACGTAGAAATCCGAGCGAAATCATACTTGTAAAAATAGCCATAAATGGTAGATGATTGATGTCTATATATTTGGCAATCATAGAAATAGCTATACGAGAACCTATACATCCAAATAGAAATATATAAATGATATTAACCATTTATATATTATACAATATAAAAAGCAACTTGTTAAAAAGACATTATAACTTCCACTGTTTCTTTTTTAACTCCTTTGGACGCGTTGAATGATAATTCCTCTCGTTTTTTGCGCGTTTTATTAAAATTATTAGTTATAGTAGTATCACTGGATGAAACAGTTTCCTCTGAAGTATTAGAGTTAATGGAAAATTTCTTTGATTTAGTTGTGCTATTACGCATATTCATATCATTATCAATAATCATATAGTTGTCTTCTATGAATTGGATAACTGAATTTTCAAGAGCCCATTTAAAGAAGTTTAGCTGACCAATGGTAGTTTGAATATATGTTCCATTTTTGTATGGAATGGTAATTCTATCCCAACGACAGAAAGGGTCAAACCTTTTTTTTGAATATGCTTTCAAATTCAGTTTATAATCATTATATACTTTGAATCTCTCGATAATACCATTCCTCGAGACAGGATACTGTGTATAGTTTTCCTTGGAATAATTAGTAGCAAACCAATCAACTATCCTGAGAGATATACTGGATTTACCATTAATAATATTAAGGGCCTTATCAAGATTATCATTAATATTATAAAACTGTAGCAATTTATTTAATAGTAAATCATTTTGCGTATTAAGGTTCATATTTTGACTGATATATATACCAGTTATTGTTTTAGATTATAATATATTAATATATATTATAATCTAAAACATGAATAAAACCATACATAGAACATTGATTATTCATACTCATGGTTCTCTAAGTAGTGGAGATTCGGTTATATTTGAACCGCCTCCAAATAAATCAATAGTATTATTTGGTTTCGCTGGAAAATCGGTTAAATATACGTCAAAAGGTTTGGATGATATTAAAAATATATACAAAAACGGTAGTAGTTTATATAACAACAATGATAAACATGAGACGATTTCTAAAGACGGAATGGCTTGGTTAAATAAAAACACAATATATAGAGATACTGACGGCAGTATAAAGGAACGATTATTCCCGTATAGATTTTATAGATCAAACTATGGTAAAAAAAATTATTTCGACGAATTTGATACAATGCCAAATTTAAAATTACAATTTGGCCAGGGCGGAGAGAATTGTAATAATTGGGGTAATAAAGGCCAGCGATCTTGCTATGCTGAATTAGTTGAATTATATGCGAACGGCACAACGAAATCATCAACTGAATTGGAACATAGTCAATATATATTGCTGAGTGATTTAATAGAACTATATCCAGAAGTGAATTCGTTTATAGTATTGGCTTGTCTGGTTAATAGGACCGAGGACGACGAAACATTACAAAATGTAAAAAATATTCAAAAATTATCAGTATATGCCGATAATAACAGATTAACAAGGGGTCTTCGTAAGAGTTATAAAGCATCAAGGGGAAAAATAGCAACGATTACTAGGGATAAGAGTAAGGGAGGGAAATCAAAAAGAAAAAGGAAGGGAAGGAAAAAAAAATCCAACTCAAAAAAAAAAATATAGTACAATTATATATATATATGAATACCGTTGGCATAGATAAAAGGCGAACACAGACTTTTAAAAAACCCATCGTTAAAGATGGGGTTTTTAAAAGGCGAACACAGACTTTTAAAAAACCCATCGTTAAAGATGTTAGAAAACAGTGGGAGAGAGGCCAAAAAGAGTATGCTTCTCTCATGGATGAATATAAAGAAACGAGAATTAAATTGCATGTATTAAAAAAATCTATGGAAAATGCTGATGTCGAGCTATCAAATGTATTAGGCACAGAACTATTTAATACCGATAATGGTGAATATGAAAAATTACACGAGTTTTATGATGTACTTTTAGAAATACAATCAGATATACGACCTGCGAAACATAACAAATTGAATGATTATATTGATTTCGTTACTAAATTTCTTGGCGGTCCTGCACAGACAGGCGATGTATTGGATATGTCTATAACAACCCATACAAAAGATAATCGTAATTTAATTGAAGAAATACTAAGTCCTCATAGAAATCGAAAGAGAGACGGTGGTAAAATAAAAAAAACAGCTAAAAACTGCAAACAAAGTAAAAACTGCAAACAAAGTAAAAACTGCAAACAAAGTAAAAACTGCAAACAAAGTAAAAAACGCAAACAAAGTAAAAAACGCAAACAAAGTAAATACTGTAAACAAAGTAAAAACTGCAAACAAAGTAAAAACTGCAAACAAAGTAAAAAACACAAACGCACTAAAAAACACAAACGCACTAAAAAACACAGAAAGTAAATATATTATTAAGGTGCTTTGGTTATTTTAAGTTGATTAGTTTGTAATTGCTTGGTAAATTTAAATTTTTCAGAGTTTTGACGGCGTCTCTCCAGATTACATTTTAGACAGGAAATAATTGTGTTATCATAAGAATGTTCATCATAATTATTCAATCTATCTAAACTCCATTGATTGGTATCTCTAACTTTATCAAATAATATAAACATATTATTATTACAATAATAACATTTCAATTTAGAATTGAAAATTTTTTCAATAACTTCATCTAATGTGATAATATTAGTTTGTTCGTGTAATGTCTTTTTAATATCTTGCTGTTTGTATGAAGAAATCTTAGATTTAAGTTCATTAATCACAAATTTGCGTTCAGGATAATCAATATCAAGAAATAGTTTATTAATTAACTCAACTTGATAATCGTGATTATTTATATTTTGAATAATATTTTGAGACATGTCTTTGGAGAGAATGGTAAATTTCTCTCGTGTTTTGGGGGGCGGTTTACTCTTGATAGGGGTGATTTGTTTTGTATTAAAATTAATAGACTTCATACGTTATATATATATAATGGTTTTAAGTTAAAAGGAATTACAGAATTATAAATTCATTTAATAAGTATACTTATTAAAAGCATATAAACTTAAAAAAACAATATAATATAATATGAATATAAAATCAACTGATACCAGCCATAATCCAGTGGTTGAGGCGAAATCAAAAAAAGACGAACGAAGTGATAATTGTCAAGAGCTCAAAAATATAGCATATAAGACGATGTTATTAAATGGAACTGATATTAGCCCCAAACATGATATGCCTGATAGTAATAATTTAAAGATATCAAATTATTTAACTAATGAATCGAGGGCAAATAAGAAAGAGTCCTGGTCAAAATTAGATAAAACACAAAAGATTAAACACTTAAATAATTATTCTGATTTTCTAACAGAACAAGACGGGCTAACAAATGAGCAAAACGTTACATTAAAGAATTATTTAGTGCGAAGTTTAGACCGTAAATGTCTAATAAAAACAAAAGAAGTAATTTATGATAAAGAAAACAATAAGATACTTAATCTCCCGTATTTATTTTTTGTGGAGGAAAAGCAAAATTATATACTCAGGAAAGATGATAAACATGTATCTACTATTAAATCACTACCCACAGATAAAAAAGGCAGGATTAAGACAATTAAGATACAAGAGTAAAAATTATTTATAAATATAAAATTGATTCATATTATATTTATAATATTTATAAATATTATAATATTATTAATGTCAAAATATTATGCTGTAGCTCGTGGAAATAAAACCGGGGTATATATTACATGGAATGAATGCAAAGAACAAGTTATTGGTTATAAAAATTCAGCATATAAAAAATTTGATACCAAAGAAGGGGCAGAAAATTACATTCAATCATTTGTTGTGGAACTCGAAAAGACCGATGTGTTAGATGTAGATTATTACGTTTATACCGATGGAGCTTGTTCTAATAATGGTCGAGAAAATGCGAAAGCAGGCATTGGAATATTTTTCGGGATAAATGACGAGCGTAATTTATCACGCAAACTGGACGGAAAACAAACCAATAATGTGGCAGAACTACAAGCTATAATAGAAACATATAATATTATCAAAGATGATATATTGGCTGGTAAAAAAATAACCATTGTTTCTGATTCAGAGTATGCTATAAAGTGTGCTCTCATATACGGTAAAAAATGTGATAATGTAAATTATATGAATAATGAATTAGTAAAAACAATATACGAGTTATATAAGGATAAAGATAATATCAAATTTCTTCACGTCAAAGCACATACAAAAAAAACAGATATACATTCTATAGGTAATGATAATGCTGATAAATTGGCTAATATTGCAATTGGATTGGAAACTTGTCAGTATAATTGACTATTCGCATCAATTTTAAATGAATAATTTTTTTACTCCAATACTTTACACCTTTGGAAATTTAAATTGCCGACTTTATAGATAGTTTTTCTTTATTTTTCTTGTCTCATTTTTGGTTTATATTGTTTCGGACTCTCATAATTAGACTCCGTGGATGGCACTTAAATATCTTACAAGTTTTCACTGGATTATTATTTTTAGATAGATAATACTGAACTGCTGTAATATTATAGTCTTCGCTTTTGTGTTGTGGCATTTATTATTTCGCCATAATCCTCTACAAATGTGCATTCCGTAACACCCATCTTTTTTTTTAACCCTTCTATATATTGATTATTATTTTTTGTAAGTGGATGAAATAAACTTCTCTTACTAACACAAATATCATCGTTTATTTTCATAATCATTCTTGGCAATTCATTAAACTTATCATAATATTCAGGAAAATCATTTTTCATAATTTTTTCTATATCATCATCTTTCCACAATATATACAATCAAAATCGGAATTAATTTCTTTAATTGAATTCGCAGATTGTAAATTAACATCTGGAATCGGTTTTGTTCCCATCCATATATGATGAAAAATTTTAGGTATAGTCATTTATAATATATAGTTATAAGTAGTATTTTATATTTAAACTTATGATCGGCGTTTTTAAATTTCCAAAGGTGTAAAATTATAATCGTATTCATATAAGACTTTACAAATAAATCTATCATAAGAACACCATTCTTGATTAGAAATTAAAGATATAAATTTAACATGGTTTGTTTCATATAAATAATAAATCGTTCCTGGGGCCTTCTTAAAATTACAAGAGATTGCATTTATTTCACTTGTTAGTTGATGGTTATTACAAATCTCAATTGCTTGGTTTTGTAAATAAGATATTTGCTTGGCAATTAATTCTAATTTACCATAGTTACTATAATCTTTTTTTATATTTGAGATAGCATTTTGATTATCAGAATAATCATCAATATTAATCATTTTAAAAAGTCGTGTTAGGTTGTCCTTATCGAGATTGGAGAGAGCCATTGATTTTATAATATTAATTGTTTTTAATTTAAAATTGATATAATAATAATTTTATATTTGTGTTAATAACATAAATCAAATATATATATATATATATGTGTACCATTCAAAAATACAGTAAGTATTTAAAGTATGTTTTAAATAAATACGATATATCGAGTCTAGATGTAGATTTATTGTTATATGTTACAAATGCAATGTTGGAATTTATTGAAGCTAATATTTTACAATTAATACACACTGATTTGTATGATAGTTTATATGATAATACATTTGATTTACTATATCGTGAATATATTGATACAAATATATTTGAGGATATGTATAAATTGTCGAATAAGGACAGTTTGAAGTTGCTTTCCGATTATCTAAATGCTGGTATAACATTAGTATTTAAATATGTAATGCCATATAGGTCATATTCTAAAACATATATTAGAAATGTTACTGTTGATGTCGTTAAGATAGATGCTAAAATAAAGAAACTATCCGATGTTTTTCAACCGGAACAAAGAAGTGATGAATGGTATATTTTCAGGAATTCTACATTAACAGCCTCAAATATATGGAAGGTATTTGGAACAGAAGCTAGTCAATCTCAATTAATTTTAGAGAAATGCGAACCACTTAATATTAATAAATTCAAGGTTACGAATACTAATAGCCCAATGCATTGGGGGCAAAAGTATGAACCAGTATCAAATATGTATTATGAATATATCAATAATACAGTGGTTACGGAATTTGGTTGTATTCCTCATCCAGAATATAGTTATATTGCTGCGTCACCGGACGGAATTGTATGCGATAGTAATTCTAAACTATATGGACGCATGATAGAAATCAAGAATGTAGTATCTAGGGTGATTACAGGCATTCCTAAAAAAGAATATTGGGTTCAAATGCAATTACAAATGGAAGTATGTGATCTTAATGAGTGTGATTTTCTAGAAACAAAATTTTTAGAATATGATACCCGGGAAGATTATGAAAATGACAATAACATTGAATATAAAGGTGTCATGCTTCAATATTTGAAAGATGGAGAACCATATTATGCATATGCACCATTTATGATTACTGATTTAAATTCTAATACATATAAAGAATGGCATGATGAGCAAAAAATTAAAAATAAAGAATTGGAGTTAATCAGAACTATATACTGGAAATTGGTAAAAATCAGTTGTGTATTGGTGTTAAGAAACAAGATATGGTTTAACCATATCCAACCGATGATAGAAGTATTTTGGAATAAATTAGTCGATGAGAGGGATACATGCAAATATAAACTGCGACAAAAAAATAAGCGCAAGTATGAAATTGAAGACGAAAAAAGTAGGAGTGATTTTCCAAATCCAGGATGCTTGATAAATACAGATTCATTTAAAATTGGATCCGATACATTAGCTAATTTAAACCCACTGAATACTGAAGACATAAATCCAATACATGTAAATACCAATCCTACATCACTAAAGGGAAAATGTTTAATTCAACTATAGATTACAAATGTATCAAAATATCAAGTTTAAAATATATTTTTTTTAATATATTTTAAAAACTATTTAAAATTAAATGCCCTATAATATTAAGATAGAGCCATGGCAAATAAGTCGAACGCAATTGATATGCACGTTATAAAGCGTTCAGGCAAGAAAGAGGTTATTTCATTTGATAAAATTTTAAAACGTATCAAAACAACCGGCAAGGGTCTAGAACTAAAAAACGTTATTTATGCACAACTATCAATGAAGGTAATTGATCAACTGAAAGATAATATCAGCACAAGTGATATTGATGAACTAACCGCCCAACAATGTGCTTCGATGGCGTCCAAGCACCCTGATTACACAAAACTAGCAAGTGCAATTACAATTTCAAATCTACACAAAAACACAGAGACGTCATTTTATAATACAGTAAAAAAACTGTATGATTTCAGGGACATTAACAATAATAAATACAGGCTAATTCACGATAATGTAATGGCGACGGTAGAAAAATATCGGGTAGAGTTAGATGAAATGATTGATTATAAACGCGACTTTCTATTTGATTATTTCGGATTTAAAACACTAGAGCGCGCATACCTAATGCGAATTGATAATATGATTGTAGAGCGACCACAACACATGTGGATGAGAGTATCGGTATCTATTCATGGGTCTAATCTCGAAAAGATTAAGGAGACATACAATTATATGTCCAATAAGTATTTTATTCACGCGACACCGACACTATTCAATGCCGGAACACCAAGACCTCAATTAAGTTCTTGTTATTTACTATCAATGGAAGATGATTCGATCGATGGTATTTTTAATACTGTAAAAGAATGCGCTCAAATTTCAAAATGGTCGGGTGGTATAGGTTTACATATTCACAATGTTCGCTCATCTGGTTCTCATATTCGAGGCACTAATGGTACTTCTAATGGTATTATTCCAATGTTGGGTGTATTTAATAAGACCGCTCGCTACGTAGATCAGGGAGGCAAGAGAAATGGTAGTTTCGCAATGTATCTGGAACCACACCATCCTGACATTGAGGAATTCTTAGAGCTACGTAAGAATCACGGAGACGAAGAGTCAAAGGCACGAGATTTATTCTATGCTATTTGGGCAAGCGATGTATTTATGGAACGTGTAATGGGTAATAAGATTTGGTCGCTATTTTGTCCAGATAAGTGCCCTGGACTAAGTGATTGTTATGGTGATGATTACAGAACTCTCTATATGAAATATGAGGATGAAGGGAAATACAACAAGCAAATTAATGCTCGTGACCTATGGCTAAAAATTCTTGATGCCCAAATGGAGACAGGAACTCCATACATTCTATATAAGGATGCTTGCAATAGTAAATCTAACCAGAAGAATTTAGGTACAATCAAAAGTTCTAATCTTTGTTGCGAAATTGTAGAATACAGCGACGATAAGGAGACCGCCGTATGCAATCTGGCGTCTATTGGTCTTAGTATGTTTGTAAATGAAGATAAAACATTTGACTATGATAAATTAAACGAAGTAACCAAGGTATTAGTTACTAATTTAAATAATATTATTGATGTTAATTTTTACCCGAATAAGAAGACAAGCAGGAGTAATTACAGACACAGACCGGTAGGTATCGGTGTTCAGGGTTTAGCTGACACGTTTTTTAAGATGGATATTGCTTTTACATCTGAGGAGGCTAAAACAGTGAATAAATATATTTTCGAGACAATTTATTTTGCGGCACTGGAAAAGAGTAATGACATTAGTCGCGATAGAAGCGAAGGTATGAAATATCTGCAAAGCAAATATATTGCTAAAAAATGGAGTTTTACCGACGATGAGCCTGACTGCCGAACATACACGATTAATAACGAAACCGATCTTAAACTCGCCCAACAGTTAAAAGAATCTAATCCGATTAAAGGTGAAATTGATCACCTTAATACTGAATTTGTGGGTGCATACAGTTCATTTGTGGGCTCTCCAATTAGCAATGGACAATTCCAATTCGACCTATGGAATGAAAAACCATCTAGTGATAGATATGATTGGGACACTCTGAGGGAGAAAATTATGAAATACGGAATTAGGAATAGTTTACTATGTGCTCCTATGCCCACAGCAAGCACAAGCCAGATTTTAGGAAATAATGAGTGTTTCGAGCCAGTTACAAGTAATATTTATAGTAGGAAAACTCTAGCCGGGGATTTTACAATGGTTAATAAATATCTTGTTGAAGAATTGCTGGAACAAAAACTATGGAATGAAAGCGTCAAGAACAACATTATAGCTAATAAAGGAAGCGTTCAATACATCGAAGGATTATCTGATCATATTAAAGAAAAATATAAAATTGTTTGGGAAATTAAAATGAAGACACTAATTGACATGGCTCGCGACCGAGGACTATATATTTGCCAGTCACAAAGTATGAATTTATGGATGGAAGACCCCGAACCAAAAACATTAACAAACATGCATTTTTATGGTTGGAGGGCAGGACTTAAAACCGGTATTTATTATCTACGCAGGAAACCAAAACATCAGGCACAACAATTTACGATTGAACCAGAAAATAATAAACAATATACGAATATTGAGGCGGATGATGGGTGTTTAATGTGTAGTGGGTGAGTATATATTATCATGAAATTTATTTACACCATATGATGTGTTGTATTTTACATAACATTACATAGGTAATTATCATTATCATTATCATTGCATGGTGTATGGTATTTTTTATCAATATTCTCAGACCACCCATTATCATTGGAAGTTTTTATTTTATCTTTATCGTCTTTATCGATACATGTGTAACTGAATAAATACTCATCGTCGCATTTATCATTTATTTTACATTTAACCTCTTTGGTTTTGCTATTCGCATAAGTTTTACTTTTATAATTATTTTTACCGGGTTCACTACATATTCTGGCTACGTGGAAATCGTTTTTTTCATATATATCATTTTTAGTTAAACATTTGTATAATGTCTGCTGGTCTGAATTACATGTTTTGGGGTTACTACACCTATTTTTTCTACTTCTTTTTTTTTTATTATTAAAAGGTTCATTTAAATCTAAAAATATATAAATATTAAAAACCAATATTAAAAGAAAAATTATAAAAAAATAATTCACATGTTTACTTGTTATATTCGTGTGCTTCATTATAATATAATATAATATAATATATATTTAAGATTATTGAATTTGCGATATATTATATCTTTTTTACATAAATTGCTAGCATATCCCAAATAATAATTCTTTGTCACAAATTATAATTATAGTATTAGTATAATTATAACTTATTTGTTTAATTTTCAATGAATAGATATTATTAATTAAAATACTTGATTTCTATATTTGCTAAGTTTCTCAGACGAATATTCACATGTAAATTCAAAAACAAAATTAGTGGGATAATTATGAAAATCTACAATTCTACCATAAACATCGAGAATCTGTATATGTAGTTTTCTAATTCTTACTCCCCCGTGATATGTTCTTTTTATTGAATAACTAGTGTTACTATTCGTGTTGCTATTGGAAAATGGATTTCCCGTAGTGGGGATTCTGGAGAGTATATCATCGGCAGTAACCGTGGACCCAAACCCCAATAAAATTAATTGTTGTGATTGATTTCCAACAAAATCATTAACCGAAATATATAGACCCGAATTGTTGGTATGACAATATATATTTTGGGATTCCAGATATCCGGTATAGGTAACGGTTCCTATAGTTTTCATATAATTCTCATCCTCACTCCCTATAAATTTGTATTTGAGTTCAATAATATTATATATATTATTTAGTGTGTACCCGAATGTTCCCAGACACGTTAATGTAAAATGAATTTCGTCCATGTTGTTTTGTTGGAATGTTGGTTCGTTTGAATTACAGATAATAGGGTCAATAATATTACGCAATGAAAATTGCATATTCATACTTTCAATGTTACTATAATCCATGCCAGAAATGCTAGTCGTTGAACTTAATGAGTCAATCTCGGGCTTTGTTTTAAATCTAAATACCGGTTTTGCGGATGACTCAGAAATTTCGAATTTTAAATATCGTAAATATTTGTCTTTTTCAGTATCAATTGAACTGGCACCCGGTGGAACATCTAAATAAAGCGATGACAAAAAATTTTCTATATCAGAAGCGAACCAAATCCCGTCCGGTATATCAATGACGAATTCCATATTTTGATAAGACGGGGTTATGCTATTTGTTGTTATTACTATAGCAAATTGTGTATTGCCTTTTTTTTTTGAAAAAGTATAAATAATATTGGGCAAGTCAGTATTTACTAATTCCAATGAAATTACATTATTAATTGATTCTGGTAACTCAATTATAAAATTACTTGATGTGGACATTTTTTCACATAATACGGACGGAAGGGTTCCAATTCCACAGTTAGACGGTTTGGTCAGATATGAACCGGCTGATTTAAATTCCGAATTAATAGCAACCTGTTTTTTTATTGTGTTATATGTTATGGGATTAATGGGGATATTAGATTCGTTCACGCTGTTGAAATTTTGTATTTTGTTTTCCATTAAATTTGTAATATTGCTTTCCAGTTTATCCAACTTATCAATTATTTCTTCCTGGTTATAATTATTTGGTATTTTATTAGAATAATCTACACTTCTTATTTGTAGATATAATAAATTATATATTTTTGTAAAAAATATATTTAGTTCATTGACTAAACTAACATCATCTAATTCCTCCAATTGATTTATTTTATTATTATATTTTGTTTCTAATAATTCTTTCGTAAATTCAGTCTCGGGACTAATATATAATAATTCTTTTAATTCATTAAAAGAATAAGAATTTATATCAGTGTTAAAATTACCCATTTTATATAATAAATAATATAATATCATGGATTTAAATGTATTTTTTGATATTATTATTTATATAAATAACATCAAAAATATAGAATTATGAATTTAAAAATGTTTTTTTATTCATAATAACTCCTGTTGCGATATTAGATTCAATTTAAAATCTTTGTAATTCAAACTATTCAAGCTTTATCCAGTTGTGAAGTTTTCTAAGACTATCGATTGACTCACCCATTATATCTGTGTTATTTATCTAGCTAGCTTAAAATCTTAAATATATTATTTTTTTGTAATTTAATATTCTTCTAAAATTAATTATATATTCCACTATCAGAGTTTTCGATTACCGCTTAAATAGGTTAGGGTAGCAGTACCATATAATCTAAAATAATCTCAGTGGCCGATCTACCATTACCATGTAATGCCCTGGTACCAGAATAATTCA